ACTTTAAATAAGTATCAAGACGATAATAAGGTATTAAGTAAATCATTAAGGTCTAGAGGTACAAAAACTGGGTTTGTTGGTTTTCATATGTTAAAACCATTTAAAACTTTTGATGAATTATGTGAATTAGTACAAAACAAAAAAAGCCATCCGTTAGGATAGCTTTTTTGTTTATATGAGTTATAAAATAATTTCTTATCTTAATTCATTAAGGTTGAAGTGAGGAACTCCGTCACATCTTACGTGTCCGTAGAAACGGTTGTTCACAACTTTTTTTGCATATCTTGTCATAATCCCCTTCACTGGTGCGAAGTTAAATGGATTGTACATTGTAGGCGTAAGTTGTAACGGCACGTATGGTGCGTAGATATATCCAGTATCAAGTAACGATTTACCTTTGTGTCCGATAATCATAGAATACCAAGGAGAATAAGGGTCAGCGTATACTTGGAATCTTCCACCAAGTGAACCGATTCTTTCAATACCCATGTTATAAGAATCTTGCTCTGGACTTGCATCACTTACGTGGAAGTACTCAAGGTCATTGAACACAGCAGAGATTTCAGAAGAAACTACGATGTAGTTCGCTCCACCTCTTAATGTTGCCTTGTGAATTTGAGCAGAGATTTGGTTAACTTTAGTAATTAAAGTTTGGTTCCAATCTTTTTGTGTATATGGACTTGCAGCAGTTGAAGCTTTTCTCCATCCGTTGTAATCCCATCTAAGAGTCCATGCAGCAGCTTTTCTTAAATCTCTTAAGATTTCTCTATCGATTTCAGCAGCTACTTGCTCAGATAACATAGCAGTTAATTCAGCCTCAGCATCAATGTTGTGGAATGCACTAACATCTTGAGCCAATTCTGGAGACCATGTTGCTCTTAATTTTCTTTCTTCTACAGAAACAACTACTTCATCCAATTTGAAAGATACCTCTCCCATTTCAGTTTCAAGTTCTAATGTAGCGTACTCAGCCCAAGATACAGAGAAATCAGCACCAGTAAGACCACTAGCATCAGCAGCACCAATATAACCATCATCAGTAGATGTTCCGTTTGCAGCAACTGGGTGTGTTAAATCTAACTCAACGTATACGTCTCCTAAAGAGTCACAGATGTTGTCATAAGTAACAATACCTTTACCATATTTTTGAGTAACTAATCTAAATGGAATCTCAGAACCAGCAGCGATGATAACACCACCATCTTGGTCAAGAATAGCAGCACCCGCAACAATCTTAAGAGATGCTAAGAAAGACTCAGTATCCATTTGGTTACCATCTGGACCATTTAATCTACCTTTTTCTTGAGAAGAGAAACCAGAGAATCTCATTTTTAATGCTCTTAAAGAACCATCAGTAGCTAAAGCAGACGTAGAAGCATCCGCAGCATCAGTAAAGTTACCAGCAGAATCTAAAGTTACAATAGAGGTAACACCAACTTTAATAGTTGCAGTTCCTTTAGAGTTATCAAATAACCCGTCATTGTAATATATATCGTATAAGTTTTTAGCTTCAAATACAGTAGGGTTACATCCAACACCTTGAACGCAATCTGGTAATTGGTCAGACATTGAAGTATGTGCAGAATATTGTGGGTCTAGATGTACGTTACCAGCCTCACCATCAGCATTAACTCTAGATGAGGTTTGAGGTACGAAGTAGAATAATTTACCAATTGGCATATTCATAGCTTGTACAGAAACAATATCGTTAGCTAATAATTTAGAGAATACTCTTCTTACGATTGGGAATACAACTGTCTCGAAAGAACCAGATGAATCAGCCGCAGAAGTAGCTTCGTTTAATAAATAAGAAGCTTCGTTCTCATATAACTGAGCGATGTTCTCCTTAACATGACCTTTAAGACCTTCTAAGAATCCTAAAGAGTTCCATTTTTGTTGAGTTTGTGTTCTAACCGCTTTCATGTGGTTAAGACCAATATTACCAACTTGTCCAGAATTTAATAATTGTGATTGTGACATAATTAATTTTTTTTTATTTAATTTTTAATTTAGTTTTTAGAATTTATCTTTATTCTCAACTCTTGAGATTAAATCCATAATTCTTTTTGTTCCTTGGTCTACATATGCAGTTGACTCGTTTAATTTTGAAGTACTGCTTGATTTTTCCTTGGAAATCTTCCCTTCTACTGATTCAGAGATAGGTTTTTTATTTCCTAATTCTTTCTCGATAGATTTGAATAGTTTTTTAGACTCTTGAATGCTAGAAACTTCGTCATCGAATCTTTCGATAATTTGTCTCTTTTCTTCTTTAGTTGTTGAATGTTCAGTAAATAATCTTGTTACATTAGTTAGATTAGTATTAAACACTACCACCTTACTAAGCATTCCTCTTTGTTCTTTAAGCGTACCAGCCATTTCTACCGTTTTTGCTTTTAAGTTCTTAGCTTCTGCTAGTAATTTGTCGTAATCTGCTTTAGACACATATTTAGTAGATTCAGTAGTTACGTTTGGAGCTTTAACATTATTAGCTTTACCTCCAGCACCTTTGATTTCAGTCGAGTTGTTAGCGACAGTACGCCCCTTACCAACTTGAATCTTTTCATCTATTGCTTCTTCGTTTACATCTTCCTCTTCATTTACGTTATCGTCTTCCATTATGTGGTTACCGTGAGCATCACCAGTTCCGTTCTGACCATTATCGTCAAAACCACCTTCAAGATTATCACCAGCCCAATTGTCGTCATTTTCATTTCCAACAGGAGCACTAACACTTTCAATGTCTTCCATTTCGTCTATTGCAATTTCATATACAACTTCTGATTCATTCATGTTTTCGTAAGCTTCTTCAGTTTCCACTTCTTCCCCCTCAAGGTCAGACATTGGAAGTTCAGCAACTTCCTCACCACCCATTTCTGGTTCAAGACCCATTTCTGGTTCAAGACCCATTTCTGGTTCAGCAACTTCTTCACCAGCACCATTTGCCTTAATTACAAATTCACCTGGTTCGTTTACTTTAAGTTCAATGTCACCACTGTCGTTACTTACAATTTGGATTTCATCATCGCCAGTTAATTTCTTATACACTGAGATAACTTCATCATCCGATGCTGCTGTCATATCCATTTCGTCTCCGTATGATGCTTCCACACCCATTTCTGTTTCGTCACCTATCTCTAAGTCACCTTCTTCGGAACTACCCATATCTTCAACATCTGCACCAATGTCTTCGATTTCGTCATCTACGTCTACTTCATCTGCATCATCAGCAACTGCTTCCGCATCTGCATCAATAGCAACATCTGTGTCTGCTTCTAAATCGTCAACATCTTCTTCTTTAAACTCATTAAGAGATTCTTTCACTAGGTCATCAATTTCTTCTTTCGCAATCGAACGAAGTATTTCTTTTGTGTTGGCGTTTAAAGTTTCTTGAATACGCTTTGCATCCAGTACCGCTTCATCAATAATTGATTTTTTCTTTTCAGCCATTTTAGTTTTGTTTATTTTTATTAAAAGTTTTTAGCTTTTATTTAGTTCGGCAAATGCCATTTGATAATAAATATAATCTATTCTTGTAAAAAACCATATTTTTAGTGATTTAGATAAATTTTTATTTTTTAGTCTAATAAAAATTTATCTAAACCTTCATCTAATTCTTTATTTTCTATGATTCTTGACTCCGTGAACGGTTGTGCATCTTTACTATTTGCAAATATCCAAGAACCTGGAGTTGACGGTGCTGTAACAACATCCCAACCAATTAATTCAAAGTCATCTTGTACAATTGCATTACCTTCATAATCTTCTTCAAGTGTTCCAACACCTCTTGATGATACACCTATTCTCCACCCATGTCTTAACATGTTAGCAACCTCATCACCTTTAGTTGAACATATACCCATATTGATAAACCCAGTGGTCGTATTGATTTGCATTTCACCCATTAAGGTTTTACCCTCCCACCATATTTTAGTTATATTATGAGATACTCTGTCAATTGATATAATTGAAGATTCTGGATGGTCAGCCTCACCTAATGCAGATTTGTTCTTTATTAATTCGTTATAAGCATTTGCTTGTGCTTTAAGAATTCTTTCTGGGTATATCCTACCATTTCTATTCTTAACACCCCATTTTTGTAGGACAACTGTAACAACTAATGGTTCAATCATTGGGATTCCACCTTCAGACACTTTCTTAACTTCATTTACGAACTCTTTGTTCCTAATATCATTTGGGTCAATATAACCAGAATCGTTTTCAATCATAAAACCAAAACCAGTTTCGCCAGCTTTAAGTAACTTAATACCCTCATTTAATCTTCTTGACATATCTATAGAATTTAATTATAAATATACAACAAGACATAAAAAAAACCGAATCTAATAGGATTCGGTTTTTATATTAATTTTTCTTTTTGTGAAAATTGAATGATTCGTATTCGCTGAATACATTTTTAATTAGTTTATCGGTTATATCACACATAACCTTTTTAAGTTCTTTGGTCCTTAATAGGTCACCGTTGGTTGAGGTTCTTTGGTATAGTGTTAACTCACAACTCATAAAGCTTCTCTTACCATATGTTATTCCAGATTCTCTCATATCCAAATCTACAATAGTTCTATTCTTGCTGAACGAAAGTGGTAAGTTATTATGAATGTACTTCTTAACTTCTTTCTTTAATGCACCAATCACGCTTACATAGTTCTCTACATTATCACTAGTTGGCTCCCCCCATGCTGAAATGTTTATGTAAACGCTTGTTGGGTTTTTAGAATCTACTGTTCCAGCGGTAACTTTATAATTATTATAAGTTTTTCCCATTTTAATTTCTTTTCCTTTTTTTATCATACCTGGTATTTTTATACAAGTATAATGAAAATATTTTAATAAGTCAAATGTTATTTTATTACCAACTAACTGGCATTATAATCCCTTACCATTTAACTTATTCTTTTGTTAGTGTTCTTTTAAGTTCTAATAATTTACTTATATCCTCTGAAAATGTCTCACTAACATATTCAGTTGAGAGTAATCTTTCTTTTACGTTAAGTAATTTTTCTTTGTTAGAGGATTCTTGTAATTTATCATTCACTGAGTCAACACAACTCTTGATTGTATCTTTAAACACCTTCTCTTTACCTTCATTATTACCAGATTCTAAAATTACATTAAGAACCTTATGCTCGTCTTCAGTTAAATCAGCATACTTCTCATTGAATTTATCAACAGCTAAATTAGCTAGTAAACTAGTCGGCACTTCTGGAGTTTCGTTAATTACCTTTTCTACATTTTCTTTTATGTAACCAATCACACTCATTCTACACTTAGTAGACTCATGAATTGTAGTTGGGGTATTATCATCAAATATTAAATAAGAAATTGACTCGTGTAATTCTTTTTTGTTGTAGGTTGATTCTAATCTTTCTTTAACCATTTGTGACATATTAACCAACTTAGCATTTTCTGATATAATTTCATTCTTACTGAACTTATTTAATAGATTAATATTTTCTGTTACAAATAGGTTAGCGGAGAATTGGTTCTCATCAACTCTACCTTCTATATTGTTATAAATTAAGAATTGAGTCTTAAGGATTTTGCTCTCACTAATTGCCTTAATAAATCTCTTAACCACTTTTCTTTTCTCAACGCTCTTATCTGTTATCGATTCTGCAAAGATATCATTGAACGCATTTTTTATTTTACCGAAGTTTTGCATTGTATAGTATTTTTATATAAATATGTTAATAGACCCCAAAAAACTCTTATTGTTATTCTGTGTCCTCCAACCCATCAATCATCTTGTCAATATCACCAATCATATTGTGTACACCTTCATTAATCTTTAGGTTCTTGTCATATATTTTTTCTCTAATTACGTTAGGTTTATCATCCTTTTTAACTGACTCAGAAAGTCTATCAAAATACGACTGTTTATTCTTTTCCATTCTAGCCTTTTGCTTACCCATTAGTAATGATTTTTGTTCTGTTAAAAGGTTCTCAGCATTCTTGATTGATTCCTCAGTTGCTTCAGCTTCACCGCTAATCTCGTCACCACTAATATCCATTCCACCAACATCCACAGTTTCATCACCTTCTGGTGCACCTTCAATATCTTCAGCCCCACCTTCTTCACCAAAGTCTAGGTCTTCTTCTCCGAAGCCACCACCTCCGAAGCCACCTCCACCGCCAGATGGTCCACCACCTTCGGCACCTTCACCTTCTTCTTCGGCAGCACCACCTTGTTTAGCAACTTCTATATCACCATAGATTCTATCAACTTTGTCAAACATACCAGTGTTCTTTATTACGTTAGCGGTATTATCTAATTCAGCCGCAGCTGCTTTCTCCATTCTTTGCTCAAGAAGGTCTTGTTTAATTTCATCATCAGACCAACCAAGGATTTCTCTCTTAGCTTTAGTCATACTCATAGCACCGAATCCATTACCAGCATCAGTAACTGAATCTTTATAAAGCGTCATCTTAGCTTGTAAGTGTTCAATCTTAAGCATTTCTGCTTGTACTGATGGATTATTAAGTGAAAGTGTGAAGTTGTCTAACTCTTCCTCAAATCCTAAGATGTATAAATGGACTATAGCAATCTTATTTAACTCCATAAGCATAGCTTGTTGGATTCTATTAACAGTTCTAGAGAATCTAATGTCTTGTAATGCAAGATTTTTTCCTTCACCTGTCGCTTCCTCAAAACCTAAGAAAGATTTAGGAACCCTAAGTGCTGTGAATAACTTCTTTTGTAGGTATTCAATATCGGCAATTTGGTCAAGGTTAGAAGCACCTTGTAAGGTATCAATAGGGTTAGGAGCATCTTCGCTTCTAACTGGAATAAAGAAATCTTGGTCATTAGCCATTTGATTAAACTTCAAACCAATTTGTCCCGTTTGTGGGTCAATAACTGGTTGACGTTTAAATCTGTTGGCAATCTCATCTACGTATGCTGGCACATCCTCATCATCGATGTTACCGACATATATTTTATACACTCTTCTTTCTGGTGCTCTAGTTACCCTATAGATAAGCATAGCATCCTCAGAAAGTAATAATTGTTTCCATATTCTTCTAGCCTTCTCTAATACAGATGTACCGTAAGGTAATCTTCTATCATCCCCTAATAAACGGAAGTGAGCAATTTGCCAAGAAGAAAACTCAATATCTCTACCTTTCCAATAGAATTTAACCTTACCATCATTATCTTCTTCATCAACGGAATGTTGTCTAGAAATAGCATCATAGATACTACCTTCTCTTCTTTCCATCTCGTAGTTAGGCATTTGTCTAGCCCCGATAATACCAGCCTTATCATCAATATTTAAAAATACGAAATCATCACCATACTTACACAAGTTTCTTGTCCACATTGGTAATGACGTATGAATGTCTAATCTATTGTGAAATAAATCTTTTAAAATCTTTTTTACTCTCTTTGAATCTGAGTATATGTTAATCACCTCACCCTTATCATTAACGGTTGTGGCTTCTTCCATCATTATGTCTAATGCAGCGGCAATTTCTGGATAAAACTCCATATTCTCAAAATCAGAATATGACCCGATACGAGTAGTTTCGTAATGTATTGATTGCTGAAAAAGTTCATTATCGACTTTCTTCCATTGTCCACCAAGATACTTAGCTTGTTGTGCCTGTAATTTAGCTGCTTCATAATCTGCTTTATTATCTGTTTTTAATAGTTCTCCACTTCCAATGGAATATCTGTTTGTTTGATTTCTTGGAACGTTAACACCATCTGGACCAAACATTGTGCTCATTCTTTGAAATACTGTCTTTTTAGCCATATTTAATTTTTTCTATAATGTAATAAATTTTACCAATAAATAAATACTTACTGGACATAATCGCAAGCAACATAAGCTACTTTTTTCTGAACACCATTAACTACCGTTATTGTGTACATATAAGTCACCTTCCAATCCTCACCTTGAGAACGTGGGGTTGCTGAACAATAGTAGTTTCCTTGTATACCAGCATTCTTCTTTGCTCTCTTATCTGCTGGTATAGGTGACCACTTATATAACCTCCCACCTTTTTGTGTACCATTATTTCTGGTAAATACTTTTGGTCCTAATCCCATAATTTTTTATTTTGTACCACTAAACAACCACATATAATCCCCATTAGGGTCTTGCATGTTCTTAGACGTGTTTGAATTAAATCTTGGTCGTGGAGTGGTTTTCTTTCCTTTATTATTCTTTGAAACAAACCCATTACTGTAATTACCCTTACTAGGGTCAGTACCAGTACCGCCAGTACTCCAACTATTAAGTATTGCTTTGTTCGTTTTATTTGCCTTTTCTAGATTCTTAAATGAGTATTCCATAACCCATAAGGCC